GTGAAACAAATCAAAAAACCACGTCTTACCGGCTGGATCGTGACATCGGCTTTTCTCTTTGCCGTTATCGGGCTGATTTCACCACAACAGCTTCCCGTCACCGTCTATAAACTCTCGCTTATCTCACTCGCCGCCGTATTAGGTTATTGGCTGGATCGTTCACTATTTCCTAAAGCTCGCCCTGGTTTATTCCTCGAACAAGGCGATGAACCTGTACCGCGTGGACGCTTTCCGGTTCGGGACGGTCACCACACTGTATTTGCCGCTGCAATGTTACGACGAGCGCTGATTGTGTCAGCCGTTTGCATCGGCGTAGCGATGGGGCTGTGATATGCGACATCTCCTTATCACTCTGCTTCTTAGTTCCCTGTTTTTTAGCGCTACGGTCTGCGCTGACACGGTCCCCCGTGCTGCGCAGGCGTACCGCAGTGATGTGATCCGCAGCGCACGGCTGGATTGGGGAATGAATGCCCCGATTGCGGATTTTGCGGCGCAACTGCATCAGGAAAGTGGTTGGAACCCACGGGCTGTTTCGCCCGTTGGTGCGCAGGGGCTGGCGCAGTTTATGCCGACAACCGCCAACTGGTTTAGCGGCATTGTCCCTGAACTTCGTGCGAATCAACCGTTTAATCCTGCCTGGTCTATCCGTGCTCTGACTGGCTACGATCGCTGGCTGTGGACGCGAATCAGTGCCAGCAATGACTGTGAACGCATGGCGATGACGTTGTCGTCCTACAACGGCGGGCTTGGCTGGTTACAGCGTGATAAGCAACGTGCGAAGATCGCCGACAAGGACATACTTCTCTGGTTCGATCATGTGGAAACCGTCAATGCTGGGCGCAGCACTGCCAACTGGCGTGAGAACCGCCATTATCCCGATCGCATCTTGCATCAACTAGCACCTCGTTATTTGAGTTGGGGGAGGGCGACCTGTGTGGAATAGTCTGTTTCTCAATAGCCTGAAATCCCTTTTTTCTCCACGTGTGGTCACCGCCCTGATTGCCGTTGTGTTGCTATTTACGGTCTATCTGACCGGCCGTAATCAGGGTTATCAACTAGCGCAAGCGCAGGGGGACATGGCATTGGCGAAGCAGCAGGCGGCATTCAACTTGCTACAGCAGCAGCAGGCCGAAACTCAGAATCAGCGATTACGTGCGGCGGCGGAGCAATACCAGCAGCAGGTAGAGCATGGGAACCAACTCGAACAGCGCTATATAGTTGCGCGCCAAAAACTGGCGGCGGATAACGCCGCTCTGCAACGGAGAATTGACCATGTTACTCAGCAATATATTGACGAGAAAGGCAAAGTTCAGCCTATGCAGTGCGTGTTTACTCGTGGCTTCGTGCAGCACTACAACGCCGCGTTCGGTCTGTCTGCTGGCGGTGCCTCAGATATTACCGCCGCTACCCGCCGCCCTGGCACAGCGTCCGGTTTCGGCGCAACCGCTGACACCGAATTACAGCCTTCAGGCGTCTCCCAGCGCGATATTCTCGCCAACATCAGCGACAACGGAGAGCGCTATCAAGCATTAAGTGCGCAGGTTAATGCGTTGCTGGACTACATCGAAGCGTTACAACCGACAGGGGAGGTAACACGTGAAGATTGAAGTGGAGTTTTGGTCGCTGGTCGGTCTGCTGTTGTCGTTTATGAGCTTCCTGTTTGCCGCTGGTCGGATTCTACTCATCCAGATTGAAAAGCGGCTGAACGAGCGTTTTGCTGCACTGGAAAGTGCTCGCCAAAAGAGCGAACAAGGGTGGACGCGGCTGGAGCGCGAGTTTCTGGAGTTCCGTGCTGATTTGCCGCTGATTTACGTGCGTCGCGAGGACTACATCCGTGGTCAGACGGTAATTGAAGCCAAACTGGATGCGCTTTACAACAAGCTGGAGCTAGTGCAGCAACGGTATTCGGGAGGAAATCATGGCTGATACGCAGGGTATCCGACAGGAATCGATGCGCTGGCATTTGCTCATCGCATTAAATAAAACGCGTCCTTATACGGCGAATGAAATGTTCCTGCTAGCCGTGATGCAGCGGCTGTATGTTGATGCCTCAGAGCCGGAGTTGCGTCAGGCGCTGGATTACTTGGCCGATCGCAAGATGGCGATATTAACTAAAGAGATGGAAGGTGTCTGGCTGGCGAACCTAACCCGCCTGGGTGTGGATGTCGTGGAATATGCAGTTGACTGTATGGTTGGCATCGCCCGACCGGAAAAATACTGGGATCGGTGAGTCGTAACGCTGGTTTTTCTTCTGCACGTTCTCTTTATCGGTGTCGTCATCTTCCTTTACGCCAGCACGGTTGTGTTGGCGTTTTTTTATCTAAATAATTTTATATTTCATGTAATTAGACGTTTTTTCCAATAAAACCTGTCGCTGTTTTTTTCTAAAACAGATTAAAAGCCGCCGCCAACCGTTATCCGGATACTAGCGCCATCAAAACAGGGCAGCACCAACACAGCGGGTGAAAGGATATGAATACCAAACCAATTATCGATGCGGTGATAGCCCGCCTTCAGCAGTATTTACCCGCGCGGCGGATCGCTTCCTGTCCAGAAAGTATTCTGATCGGGCCAGACTTCCTGACACCTAGAGATGTGCTGGTGGGATATCGCGGCTCCGAGTTTTCCGCACCGGAAGACGTGGATTCTCCGGTTCAGACGCAGCGACCTCAACTGATGGTTGCCGTGCTGCTGCCGAAGCTAGATGGCGAAGAGGGCGTGCTGGCCACGCTCGATACCATTCGTCAGGCGCTGGGAGGATACCGACTGCCTGACTGTCATCGCGGCATCCGGTTAGTACGTGACCGCTACGTTGGTTACACCGAAGGACGCTGGCATTACGTCATCGATTGCACTACAGAAACCCTTTTTATCGAAGGCCGCGAGCAGACGGATGGTCCGCTGCTTACCACGGTTAATTATGAGGAGAAAGACGCATGAAATACCGCTATACCGGCCCCGCCAGCGGAGTCACGCTGGCAGATGGTCAGGAAATTCTGCTTTGGCCCGCTCAGGTAACTGAACTGCCAGCAGATCATGAGTACGTGAAAACGCTGATCGCGCTGGGCTATTTGTTGCCTGTTGTGGGTCAGATTCTGGCTGATAGCGCAACGGAGGTGACCCTTGGCCGCTAATTATTTACACGGTGTAGAAACGATTGAAGTTGAAACGGGTGCTCGTCCGGTGAAAACCGTCAAGTCGGCGGTAATTGGGTTGATTGGTACGGCACCGCAGGGAGCGGTAAATGACGTCACGCTGTGCCTGTCCGAAAAAGATGCGGCGCAGTTTGGTAGCCAGTTCGGCGGTTATACCATCCCACAGGCGCTGGATGCGATTTACGATCATGGAGCAGGCACCGTACTGGTGATCAACGTGCTGGATCCGGCGAAACACAAATCCTCTGTGAGCGCGGAAAAAGTCACGTTTGATAAAGCAACGGGGACGGCGCAACTGGCTAACCGCGCTATCGCCAAGTTGGTACTGACGGCGGCAGAAGGTGGTGAGCCGTTTGTTGAAGGTCAGGATTATACGCAAGATGCTCAAACCGGTGTACTGAAAAACCTGGGTAAAAATATCGATGTTGCTGCCGTGGTCAGTGCGTCTTATGACTTTGCTGATGTCACGAAAGTGACTGCCGCTGACATCATTGGCAGCATCAACGCCGCGGGCAAACGCACCGGTATGAAGCTGTTGAACGATACCTACAATCTGTACGGCTTCTTCGCCAAGATTCTGATTTCTCCGGTGTTCTGTACGCAAAACAGCGTAACGACCGAACTGATCTCGTTGGCGGACAAACTGGGCGCGATTGCCTACATCGATGCGCCAATCGGTACCACCTTTGCACAGGCGCTGAGCGGTCGTGGCCCGGAAGGCACGATCAATTTCAACACCAGCTCTGAACGCGCTCGTCTGTGTTATCCGCACGTAAAAGTATACGACGCAGAAACCAACGGCGAACGCTTGGAGCCGCTGTCGGCGCGTGCCGCTGGTCTGCGTGCCAAAGTCGATCTGGAGAAAGGTTTCTGGTGGTCATCATCCAATCAGGAAATCAAAGGGATCACCGGCGTAGAGCGCCAATTGTCTGCGATGATTGACGATCCGCAGAGTGAAGTGAACCTGCTGAACGAGCAGGGCATTAGCACTATCTTTAATAGCTACGGTTCCGGCCTGCGCCTGTGGGGCAACCGAACCGCAGCCTGGCCAACCGTGACGCACATGAAGAACTTTGAAAACGTGCGTCGTACTGGTGATGTGATTAACGAATCTATCCGCTACTTCAGCCAACAATACATCGACATGCCGATCAATCAGGCGTTGATCGATGCTCTGGTGGAATCGGTTAACGCCTACGGCCGCAAGCTGATCGGTGACGGTGCGCTGTTGGGTTTCAAATGCTGGTTCGATGCCGCTCGTAACGAGCAAACCGAGCTGGCGGCAGGGCACCTGTTGCTTAACTACAAATTCACTCCGCCGCCACCGCTTGAACGTCTGACCTTTGAGACGGAAATCACCTCGGAATACCTGGTAACGCTGGAGGGCACTAACTGATGGCCGGGAAAATTGAAGTAAACCGTATCACCAACGCCAACATCTACATCAACGGTACCAACCTGTTGGGGCGTGCACAGGAAATCAAACTGCCGGATGTCTCGATGATCATGCAGGAGCACAAGGCGTTGGGTATGGTCGGCAAGATCGAACTGCCTGCGGGTTTCGACAAGCTGGAAGGCGAGATCAAATGGAACTCCTTCTATCGCGAAGCGATGCTGGCAGCGGCGAATCCGTACCAATCGCTGGCGTTGCAGTGTCGCTCCAGCGTGGAACGCTATGGTTCCCAGGGTCGTATCGAGGAAGTGCCGCTGGTGACGTACATGACCATTATGTTTAAAAAGAATCCGTTGGGGACGTTCAAACAGCACGAAAACCCGGATTTCAGCAGCGCGTTCAACTGCACCTACATCAAGCAGGTGATGAACGGGGAAGACCTGCTGGAGTTGGATTACATGTCCAACATCTTCATGGTGGGCGGCGTGGATCAACTGAATAGCTACCGCGCCAATATCGGCGGTTAATTCGGTCGTTATTGATTAAGGTTGGTAAGAAAGGGGCTTCGGCCCCTTTCTTATGCTCGCCAGTTTCGTTTTCTAATTTGCTTTAAAATCCTTATTCCTTGCAGCACGCGATACTGCTCCCGACATTTACTAAGGAGCTGTTATGCACACTGAAACCTATTCTCTGCAATTCCCTTATACCACCACTGCCGGTCAACGTGTGGAGTCCATTTCACTCAAGCGTCTGAAAGTAAAAGATATCAAAGCGGTGAAAAAAATCAGCGATGATCCAAGCAACTGGGACGACGCCCTGTTGTCGCGCATGACTGGTCTGGTGCCGGAAGACATCGATGAGATGGATGCGCAGGACTACATGGTGCTGCAAAAACGATTTCAGCAATTACTTGGGTTGGATAACTCAGCCAGCGCTGCTGTGGAAAGCGCAAGCTCTGCTGGCGAGGTGGTTTCGCTTTCAGCCGAGTGAGATTGATGCGTTGGAACTGGACGATTTTGAACGCTGGCTGGATGAGGCCAGCGAACAGATAAAACGTGAGAACGGTGAGGAAGACTGATTATTGACAGGAGTAATTAGGCCACCATCCACCCTAACCCGGCCAGCGACAGGACGCTGGTCGTTTTGTTCCTCACCACCTGTCTTCATTCTCCCGCTAATCGCCCGTCCTTTCCTCGCTTTTCTCCTTATTTATGATGGGCAAACCAAACTGGAACGGCGTAAGCCACCGTCTCTAATCCGCCCCGCGAGGGGCTTTTCTGAATGAGAGTGAACCGTGGATATACTTTTAAACGGAGCCATGTTGGGCAAGGCGTTTAGCACCACACTGGATGACACAAAAAAATCGCTGCTGTCACTGAGCGATAGCCTCAAACAAGTACAGGAGCGGCAGCGTTCGTTTAATCAGTCGCTGGAGCGCTTTGGCGCTATCAGCGTACAAATCATGTTTCAACTAAACCAGTCGATCCGTGAACTGGAAATCAATCAAGAACGTCTGGCTCACAGTCAGTTGCGTCAGGAAATGCTACGCGAAAGTCGTGCCGAACAGACTGAAAACCCCCTGGAAATAAAGGAGACATTTAGCTCGGTGATGGCACCCATTGTGGAGTCGGTCACGCGCTATGCGTCATTTGAGGCGCAATTGCGCGACATCAGTGTTTCACATGCGATGTCGAGTGAGCAGGAAAAGGTGATGGGGCAGCGCCTACGTCAATCTTCACAGTGGGTGAACCAAACGCCGGATGCGTTGTTAAGAAGTGCAGGACAATTGCTTGATAGCGGGATGTCTGCGGATCAGGCAACGGATGTTGCGACGGTGTTGGGGAAAACCTCAACGGCCTCCGGTACTGCACTGTCCGATCTTACTGAACTCGCAACCACGCTGGATGATGTGTTTAACCTGAAAGGGGCGAAGACATTGGAGGAATCCTTCTCCCGGATGCTGGCAAGCACTAAACAGGGGTTCTCCATGGCATCGATGGCGCAATATGTCCCCGCGCTGGCTCCGGGGTTTACGGCGATGGGCGCGACGGGTGATCAGGCATTGAGCCAACTGGTTTCCAGTCTTAGTGCCACGAAGGGCACGGATACGGAAGCAAACGTGGCTGCGCAACTGGGTAGCTTTATGCATGCGGTAGGGCGAACCGACATTTCCGACAGCTACCGTAGTGCGGGTGTGAATTATACCGAGTCGCTGAAAAGCTACATGAAAGACGGATATTCGCAGTACGACGCTGCTGTTTTGATCGGTAATCAGCTTATCGATAGTAAAGGCAGTCAATTCCAGCAACTGTGGGGCCGGGTTGCGGGCAATGTGGATGCGCAGCAACGTTTAATGCAGCGTTACGGATTGCAGGAGGTATTCCGCACGCCAGAAGCGGTGAATCACGCGCTATCGATGAAGCAGAACTGGAAAAGCTATCAATCTAACCAGCAGGCGATGAACGGCCCGGCCGCCACGCAAACGCTGGGTAGAGACTTTGCCCTGCGAAACGACACACTGACCGCGCGCTGGAATCGAATGACAACGTCGTTGATGAATATTGCGCTTAACGTGGGGGAGGCGCTAACGCCGGTGCTGGTTTCTCTGAGTGATGCGCTGATCCCTATTTTGGACCAACTGGTGACCTGGACGGCCGCGAACCCTGAGCTAGTGCGCGGTATCGTGATGACGGTTGCAGGTTTTTTTATATTTGGAAAGGCGGTAATTGGCGCGAAGCAGGGAATTACCTCGCTGCTATCCGCGTTGCAGAAACTTTGGGATGGTATTTTACAGGTTAAGCTTGGCTGGCAACTGTTCAGCGCAGGATTAAGAACGACGGATTTCTTACAGGGTATTGGTGCGATGTTGAACGGGGTGGCTAGCGGAGCCGGAACATTAGCACGCATGCTCGGGGGCGTGTTGCGTAGCGGCTTGATGATAGCAGGTCGGGCGGTTTTGTTTCTGGGACGAATGCTGCTGATGAATCCGATTGGCCTGACAGTAACGGCAATCGCGGGAGCCGCTTATCTGATTTACCGATACTGGGAACCGATTAGTGGGTTCTTTAAAAACCTGTGGTCACAAGTGAGTCAGGCTTTCAATGCGGGGTGGGAGGCGCTCAATAATGCTGTATCCGGCGGTGTAATGGGGATTACGGCGTTGCTATTCGACTGGTCGCCATTTGGCGTGTTGTACTCCATCTTTGCTGATACCGTCAGCGAATTGGGCATTCAACTTCCCGGTAGTTTAAGTGCACTCGGCGGCGTGATTATTGATGCCTTAGTCAATGGCCTGACGAGCGCTTTTCCTGAGTTGAAAAACGTCCTGAAAACGATCGACGAATTTATTCCCGATAGCGTTAAAGATTTTCTGGGTATTGGCTCGCAAACGGTCTCTCCTGTTACTGGCGGGCAATCTATCGCTGCGAGTGCTATCACCTCGCCCATTCTGCAACCTACATCGGCATCTGTTCTGTCGCCACATGAATTCGTGGCTGAAAAAGGCGACGCGCCAACCCCGCAACAGCGTGTCTCACTGGCACCACCTGCCAGCGGAACGAAGGGCAAGTCCGCCAACGCAAACCCTTCCGAACGTATTCAGGTTGCTTTCTCACCCACCATTTACCTCAGCGGTCAGAAGGCTGTGCCAACGCCTGAAATGACGAAGACGCTGACGCTCAGCATGAATGAGCTGGAAAATATGTTGAACAAGTTGCTCGCCCAACGCGAGCGCAGGGGGTACGCCTGATGTTTGCGGTATTAGGAAATATTGAATTTAACGTGATCGCTTATTGGGACGGTTTTGATGCGTCGTTCGGTGCAGATTATGCCGAGCATAGCCGCATTGAGGGTAAACCCGGTTTGCAATTTATCGGTGCGAAGCTGGATGAGATTCGTATTAGCCTGGCGTTTCACCAGCAGTATTGCACGCCTGATGTGGAGCTGAAGCGCTTGAATGAAGCGATGCGGGCGCATCAGGCGATGGCGTTGGTCTTCGGTAATGGGGATTATCGCGGCTGGTTTGTGATTACTGCACTCACCTCGACCAGCCAACATACCGATTCGAAGGGTAATGTCTTGGCGATGAATGCAGAGTTGACGCTGCGAGAATATATTGGCGATCCGAAGAATCCGCTCAAACCCCCTGCGATAAAGACCCCAGTTCCCAATGTCAGCGCAATCAGCAAGGTGGCCGAAAAAGTCAGCGATTTTGCGACGTCGCTGCGTACGGCCGTCACGTATGCCAAGAAAGCGCAATCAGCCTTTAAAGCGGTGAAAACTACCGTCCAGATTGTAAAACGGATGAAGAAAAATCCTGAAACCGCGCTCTTGCAAATTCCTGGATTGCTAACGCAGGTTGGGAATGTGTTGACCCCGTTAAGTGAGGTGGAACCGGCGTTTAAAGAAGTGGCGAAAACTATTTCTGAAGCGGCGGTTCAGGCAGAGAAGATGATGCCTGAAATTACAGCGGTCAATAAAGCGGCGAATGACGCACTGAAACAGGTCAAGCAAATGGTCAGTCTGCTACAGGGCGTTAACAGCAAAAACGTCATCGATACGTTGGAAGCCATTAGTAAGCAGGTTGATGCTGTCAGTGACACGTTTAAAAAGGCCGAACCTGCGTTGAGCAAGCTGACCGCTGAAATTATAAAGAGGGTTAAGTGATGTATCTCGAACATATCACCACACAGGGTGAACGGTGGGACACCTTATCCCATCTGTATTACGGCGATCCACTGGGCTACCCACGTATTATTGCCGCTAACCCACATGTACCCATCGTGCCGCTGTTACCATCGGGCTTGGTGGTGCTGATTCCTATTATTGAGCTGGCTGAGGCCAGTAAGACGGAGGACACCCCACCATGGCTACGTTAACTGAAAAACCATTCTCTCCCGGCGTGTCGGAAGTCCTGCAACCAGTGTTTACCCTGTGGTATCAGCAAAAAGACATCACCAATGATATTGCGCCGTATGTTACCAGCGTGACGTATACCGACAGCATCAAGAATGAATCGGATGCGATTGAGGTCCGACTTGATGATACCGATGGACGTTGGCTGGATAAGTGGTATCCCGGGACGGGCGATACGCTGTCGCTCAAGCTGGGCTATCGCGGTGAAACGTTGTTTAACTGCGGCACTTTTTCGATTGATGAGATTGAGGTCAGCGCACCACCCAGTGAGGTGGCGATTCGCGGCGTAGCGACATCGGTCAACCGCGCACTGCGGACCAAGTCAAACCGCGGTTTTGAAGATACGACGCTAGCCGCGATTGCGATGCGCATCGCAAAAAAGCATCAACTCACGCTGGCGGGAACGATTCAGAGCATCAAAATCGATCGCGTGACGCAATATGCAGAAACCGATGTCGCGTTTCTAAAGCGACTCGCCAGCGAATATGGCTATGCCGTGAAAGTCGTTAGTGACCAACTGATTTTTTCCCATCTGGCGACGCTACGTACTCAGGAACCTGTTCGGCAAATCAAGCCAACGGATGTTGCGCGTTTTTCATTGCGTGACACGATCAGCCATGTCTACAAAAACGCCAAGACGAAGTATCAGAAAGGGAGTGAAAAAAAACTGATGGTTTATGAAGCCAACGGTGGTGTGAAAAACGAAATGAAATCTGCTGGTGCGGCGACCAGCGCAGATACGTTAAAAGTTAATACGCGCGCGGCGGATGTCTCTGGCGTGAGGATGAAAACAGATGCCGCGTTGGATGCGCACAACGAAAAGCAGCAAGCAGGATCGATGACGCTGATGGGCAGCCCCCAGTTGGCTGCGGGTAATAAAATTGAGCTGGTGGCGTTCGGCCAGCTTTCTGGCCACTGGTTGATCAACTCGGCCCGCCATGTTCTGGAACGTGGCAGTGGTTACACTACGGAGGTTGAGTTGACGCGTGGGCCGGCCACGGCAGGTAAGCGAAAGTCGGACAGCGGGAAAACGCTGGTGACGTACCACCCGGATGGCAGCCAGACAACACGGACGGTCAAGAGTAAAAAGGAGGTGTTGCCATGAGTTTATCTCGTCGTATTGGCACGATCAGTGCGGTGGATGAGGTTCACGTTATGGTGCGCGTTCGTCTGCCGGAATGTGACAATCTGCGCACGGCCTGGTTGCCAGTGTTACAGCACAATACACAGAATAATAAGGATTATTGGTTGCCGGATATTGGTGAACAGGTTGAAGTCCTGCTAGACGACAACGGCGAAGACGGTTTGGTGCTGGGAGCAATTTATTCCGCTGCCGATGTACCAACGCTGTCGGATAAGGACAAGCGGGCGGTGACGTTCGCCGACGGTGCACATATTGAATACGATCGTCGAACGCATACGTTAACGATCAACGGCGGCGTGCAGCATATTGCAATTAGCAGCGGCACTGACGTGGTGGTTAATGCCCAGCGAGTCACTATCAATGCGCCGGAAACGACCGTGACTGGCAAGCTGCTGGTGCAAGGGCAATTCACTTACGAGAGTGGGATGTCCGGTTCCGGTGGTGCCAGTTTCAGTGGTGATGTCAGCGTGTCCGGCAATGTTAGCGCCAGCGGTAGTGTCATGGACACCGGTGGCAATTCCAATCACCACTCACACTAACGCGTTCTCTAAACCGCTTTACAATTCCTTTCTCTCTTCGGGGGCGACAATAGCCCCCTATGAAAACTCAATCTGTTTTTTGGCAACCGGCTCTGCAACGTTCTGGCGACATCGTCGAAGGAACGGCAGATATCCTGCAGGCGATTCACATCATCCTGCGGACACCCTGCGGCAGTGACCCACATCGGCCTGACTTTGGTAGCAATCTACATCTGTATCTCGATTATCCGATCGATCGTGCGATCCCGCATGTCGTCAGAGAGTCGGTAGAAGCGATCAAACGATGGGAACCTCGCTGCCAGCTACTGGCGGTTAAACCTTCTGTTAATGGGGCTCACTTGACGCTGCTCGTTAGTTGGAAAACCGCTAACGGCGCGGCACAGACCACGGAGTTGTTATGGCGCTGACAGAACCCAATTTTATTGAACGCGACGCGGCGAAGATTACCGCTGAAATGATCGCGAAATATGAAGTTGATTCAGGGAAAACACTCTATCCGGCGCAGGCCGAACGCCTGTTGATTAACCTCTTTGCCTACCGGGAAACCTTAGTGCGTAGTGCGGTTCAGGAAGCCGCCAAGCAGAACCTGGTTGCGTTTGCTCGTGCACCGATGCTGGATTATCTGGCAGAACTGGTCGGTGTTTATCGTTTGGCGGCACAGCCAGCGCGGGCAGAGCTTCGCTTTACCCCCGAAACGCCGTTAGTCAGCGACCTGCTGATCCCTGCTGGTACTCGCGTTAGCGCGTCGGACAGCGTGACTTTTGCTACCGACAGCGATGCGCTGCTGAGAGCGAACGGCAGCGGTGTCACTGTGCTGGCGACCTGTACTGAGCGTGGTGATGTTGGCAATGATTGGCTGCCAGCCCAGATCAGTACGCTGCTAGATGAGATTGGCGACAGCGATTTAAGCGTCAGCAATATCACCAAAAGCAGCGGCGGTTCCGCCGAAGAGGGTGACGATCGCCTGCGCGAACGTATTCAATTGGCTCCGGAATCGTTCAGCACTGCAGGATCGAAGCTGGCGTATCGCTTCCATGCGATGCGGGCACATCAAAACATTGTCGATGTCGCGGTAATGTCGCCGAAACCGGGCGAGGTGGTGCTCTATCCGTTGCTTAGTACTGGCTTGCCGGACAAAAGTCTACTCTCGCTGGTGGAGAGTTTTTGCTCCGACGAACAAGTTCGCCCACTGACTGATTTTGTCTCCGCTAAATCCCCCACGCAGGTGGATTACGCCATTAATGCCAAATTGACGCTGTTTAACGGCGAACAGGCCAGCATTGTTCAGGCCGCGGCGGAGAAAGCGGTACAGGCCTGGGTGGAAACCCGCACGGCAACACTGGGGCGGGACATTGTCCCAAGCCAGATTATCGCCACGCTTTCCATCCCCGGTGTGTATCAGGTGGAGCTCGTTTCGCCGTCATTGATGGTGCTTGATGACAGTGAATGGGCGAACTGTACGGGTGTTAACGTCAGCATCGTTGGGGTATCGAATGGCTGATTCACTGCAATTGCTGCCACCGCCGCTGGCTGCTGACGCACGCTTTCGTTCGCTGGCGGAATTGTCTGACCGCTTTGATGACATCGATCTGAATACGTTGCTGGTTTATCTGGTTGATATCGCTGATGGCAGTGCCTTGCCCTGGCTAGCCGAACAATTCTCATTGTTTGGTGATGGCTGGGAACTGGCTGAATCGGATGACTCCAAACGCGCGTTGATCAAGGCCGCAATCGATCTGCATCGTAGCAAAGGGACGCCCTGGAGCATTAAAGAGATCATTCGACGTTTTGGTTTTGGCGACAGCACGCTGATCGAAAACATTGGTCGTCTGAACTACGACGGCGAAACCACCTATAACAACCTTTATGTACACGGTGATAAAGCAGCGTGGGCAGTTTATCGCGTGTTGTTAAAACAACCGATTACCAACGATCAGGCCAGAATGCTACGCAATGCCATTGGGATGTTTGCTCCAGTACGGTGCCATCTGGCCAGTATCGAATATTGGGAAGTGCCTATCCGCTACAACCGGACGGCGATATATGACAGTAACTACAATCATGGGAGCGCTTGAACATGGCGAATTTGTCAGAGAACCCACAATGGGTTGACGGTATTTATCAAATTGAAACGTCAGATCCGGTCGTGGGTGGACCGGACGGTGTCTCAAATCGACAGGCTAAAGAACTGGCCAGTCGTACCCGCTATTTGAAAAAAGAGCAGGAAAAAACAGGTAGCGATCTGGCGGCACACGCGGTGGCTGCCGATCCGCATACACAATATGCCCCGAAGGCGAACCCGACCTTCACCGGCATGCCCAAAGCGCCAACGCCCGCAACTGACAGCAACAGTCAGCAGGTTGCTACGACGGCGTTTGTGAAATCGGTTGGCGCGACGAAATTAGCTAAAGACCAAAACGGGGCGGATATTTCGGATAGAGAGCTATTCAACCGCAACCTTGGTTCAGCGCGTGCCTACAGTTCTTCGATCCCAATTGGAGGGAGTGCTGGTTTATGGACAACGGCAGAGTTTATTGGCTGGTTAGAAAGTCAGGGGGCTTTTGTCCATGCCTATTGGGTTTGTCGTGGTTCGTGGTCGTACGCCCACAATAAAATTATCTCTGATACGGAGTGTGGTCAGATACCACTGGCTGGCTCTGTTGTTGAGGTTATGGGACAACACGATGCCATAACAATCAGGGTGACAACGCCTTCAACAACACCAAGTGGGCTTAGCGATTCAGCTAATGCACAATTTACTTATGTCTATAACGGTGGTGATTATTCTCCGGGTTGGCGACGTGATTACAATACAAAGAATAAACCGACAGCGGCTGATGTTGGCGCATTACCTGAGCAGGCTGTTGCTCAGGCTGCCGCAAAACTGGCAACGCCTCGTACCATCAACGGTGTGGCGTTTGATGGCTCTGCCAATATTGCACTGACTCCCGCAAACCTCGGTTTGGGCGAGGCGGCAAAACGAGGTGTGGGAACAACAGCAACGAATGTGCCGGATATTGCAACAGCAGATAGCCGCTACATGATCAAAGAAGCTGGTGTGAATTATGTTCGACAAGGCGTGACAGGGGTTATTTCTAAAGGAGAAGACCTTGCATGGAATAAGCCGACAGGAGCTTATTTAAAAACTAACGAAGGAGATTCATCTCTTATTTGGCACATTGGCTTAAATACCGGGTCTGCATCGGCAGCCCAATTTCATTTTAACTATGCAAATGGGGGAGTTGAGATATCGAAGCTCGCGGGATGCTCAAGGTTTTGAAAAACCGTGGGCGCGTATTTACAGCGATCAGGATAAACCTACGGCTGCTGAAATTGGAGCGTTAGCTTTTCATGGTGGCATATCAAAAGATCTCAATGAAATTTTTTCTCCCGGAGCTTATTGTAATGTGTACGATGCTTATGCAATTCCAGCGCATCACTATCCGATAGCGTTTGCTGGATCTTTGTTCGTTTATCTCAATTCTGCAAACGGTTCAAATGGTGTCACTCAGGAGTATCGCCCCTACAATAGTAATAAGTTATTCCGCCGTTTCTATTATGTATCATCTTCTTTATGGTCAGCGTGGAGTGAAGAATATAACACGCATAATAAACCGACTGCGGCGGATATTGGCGCATTACCAATTAATGAGCTAATTGGTATTCCTATGCCCTGGCCACAGGCAAAGGCACCTTCTGGTTGGTTGAAATGTAACGGGCTGTCATTTGATAAAAATATTTATACAATATTAGCAAAGGTTTATCCATCAGGAATATTGCCCGATCTTCGTGGCGAATTTATTCGTGGTTGGGATGATGGGCGACAAGTTGATAATGGAAGAGGGTTGCTTATTTCTCAGCAAGCGACAATTGTTGGCGTTGGGGATCCAAACATTAATTATACGGCTTTAGTCTCTCTTTACAATAATGTCGATAATAACCTATCAACAATTGCTTCAAATTTAAATGGGGAAGTTCCTGTGAAGATTAATGATAACGCAGTGAAGCTATTGAGCGGCGCTGGAAAATTTGATCCGCTATTAGCATCACAGGCAAGTATGTATGTCCGCCCCCGTAATATCGCATTTAACTACATCGTGAGAGCAGCATAATGAAAAATTATTCTATTGAAGTTAACTCATCAAAAATTAATGAATTAGGTTTTAGCGTTCAGGCAGGTTGGATTACTATCTATCAGGTTCACCCAGTAAGCCGAGAGTATATCTGTGCTAATTATGAATATTTTCCTATTGGCGTAGGTGTGCCTGCTGGTAGTTATATTGACGTTCCAGAACTTCCTCAGGAAGGTTTGGCTCTGAGGCGTAGCGCGAATGGAAAGCAGTGGGAGCATGTATCTGACTATCGCGGTAAGATTGTTTATAATACGGAAACACGTCAACCTCATAAGGTTACAGATATGGGCGAATTGCAAGCCAATCAGACTTTATTGGTACCGACCTCTGAATTTGATAAATGGGTGGATGGACAATGGATAACCGATCTGGAAGTTCAACGTCAGACATTAATTGCAAATAAAAAAACGGAACTTAATACCAGGCTAGCTCAAGCAAGTGAACGTATTCAGGTACTCAGTGATGCCGTTGAACTAAACCTAGCAACGGAAGAAGAAAAGAATGAGCTGAAAGCGTGGAAAACGTATCGCTTACAGCTCAGTCGGGTTGATATTAATACAACTGAGTTTATTCCTCAGCCTCCAGTTATTTAATTTAATTAAAAACCCACCTCACAACGAGGTGGTTTAAAACTGTGGATCAAAGATCACCATGAGTTTATTTTCATGCTCATCTGGTTTTTTATTGTAATCACTGTGTTGTTAGGTTCTGAAGGCCATTCGATATCAGGAGCTACTGATGTATCGATGGCTTTCAAGTTTTTTATATATTCTCGCCAATCCGCTAGACTTGTTTTTTCATTTTCTTCGATAATGCCTAGTTGCAAATCGTCCATCCAATCTGACATTACCGCTTTAGCGTTATCAATGAGACGTAAACGCTCAAATTCAGCTTTTAAGATTAAATCCTCTTGTGTCGGTTTGTACTGAGGGTCATCAATCCATTCATTTCTTTCTGCATTATAGGTTTTTGCCCCACCGACAAAATCATCAGAAACCTGTACTAAAATTGTTTTACCTACAACATCTGCAGTAGATGCAAATGAGCGATAGTCACTTGTGAACACGTAAATACTTTTCATTTTCAGACCTTAATATTAGGGTTTCCAGACGTGAACACGGCACGGTGCAGAGATTCCGTCTCCATTTGATGGATTACCAGATCCGCCATGAAATGATGTCGCAGAAACTGATGCATTACCAACTTGAACGATGATTCCCTCTCCTTCAACGTAAGTGCCCTCAACCCCCCATCCTCCGCTATTGGAGAAAATAAACCCGGGATAAGACCACTTATTATTTATTCTAATTTCAGCACGAACAATAACGGGGGTATTATTCCCGAATGGGTTTTCAAGTACATATCGTGATTGTCTGGTGACAACACCAAAATCCAGTAATGCGTACTTTGCTGAATTTTCAGTTGCAACAATTGTTACAAACTCGGTTGTTGCAATTTGATTAGTACTTGTTCCTACCACTGGCGTCGGGGCCGTTGGGTGTCCGGTTAGTCCGGGGCTATTTAATGTTGCATATTTTTGGTTTGCCAGTTCATCTGTCAATGCTCCAACATCAACTGCAGTAGGTTTATTAATTGCACTATCATAGGGGACGTTCCAGTTATTATATGCTTTGCCGTCATCCCAGGACTGGCGAGTTGCTATTTGCCCAAAATGGTTTTTATAAACCTGAGTAATTACCCCAGCAATACGTTGTACAGATAGCACACCATAGTAATACAGATATTCTCCATTATTATTCTTTGGCATATCGGAAATACTGGCTGGATTTTCCGTACCAACCCTATAAATCCCCGGTTGATTGCAGGTAGAAAATGTTCCCCCATCACTTAAATGCCCACGTTCAATCAAATTTGAAATAAATGCCACTTTGTCTGGAATATCTGCGCCGTTCTTGGCTTTTGCCAATGCCCCAGCAGCGAGGTCTACGGTTTCAGTTAAACCGAGGTTTACGAGAGCCACACAATATCAATACAATCAATAATTTCATGAGGTTATGAAATGCTGATTGGCTATGCGCGGGTGTCTACTACCGACCAGAATACGGATTTGCAGAAAAAAGCGCTGATTCGAGCAGAATGTGAGCTGATTTTTGAGGATACCGCCAGTGGGAAGAATGCACAACGGGCGGGGTTGAAAAGGGCGATGAGGAGATTAAGGCGCGGTGATACGCTGATAGTGTGGAAGCTGGACAGGCTAGGACGCAGCGTACGTGATTTGATTGAGCTGGTATCCGCATTACAGGCGAAAGGTATTCATTTCCGCAGCCTGACGGATAGCATTGATACCTCGACGCCCGCAGGTCGTTTTTTCTTTCATGTGATGAGTGCGCTGGCGGAAATGGAGCGTGAACTGATTGTCGAGCGTACACGGGCTGGTCTTGACGCAGCTCGGTTGCAGGGGCGCATCGGTGGGCGCAAACGACTGATGACGCAAGATGCGCTTTGCCGAGCGGAAGCAATGTTGGCGACGGGGGCGACGCGCTTTCAGGTAGCGAATGTCGTCGGTGTATCAGAAAAAACCATCTACAAGTACTTTCCTGCACGGAGTAAGGATAGCGTTCTTGCTGCTGGCTAA